CTTGCTGATATAGTTACTTCTCCATCAGCACTCAAACGAATGTTTTTTGCCTTGATGGCAAGTCCCTCTTTTGCATTACTTGCAATATTATCTGCTTGTTTTGCAGTAGATTGACTTTGGATTTCAAACCCACCATCTTTAAACAGTTTAATTGATGCATCAGATGCAGAATGAAGTTCAATCTGTCTTGTTCTTACAGTTTCTTTATCTTCACCTATGAAGATTGTTCCATAATCACCATCATTAATTACATAACCCTTAGGGGGATGTTTATAAACCATGATCTTCAGCGCACAATACTACTTTCTTAATCTTCAATGGATCAGTTCCTATTCCAACTGGTTTGACTGGATTAAATGTTAAAACAGGTTGTATAATAGCACCTTCACCATCAGGGCTATTTATTTCCAGTTGTGGGAAAACCTTAATGGCACTTCCTGGATTGATAATATTAGCACCAGTAATTCTTCCAAAGGAATCAACAACTGGATAAATTTCTATATCATTCAATGGACATGCTTCGTCAACAATTCTATCTCCAGATGTATATCCAATTCCAGGTTTAATAATATTGACAGCAGTGATGCTACCAACAACTTCTTGCCCACTTGAATCTATCAATGGAGTTGTACATGGATCATCTGTGCTTCCAGTATATGTTGTAGAGTTGAGGTATCCATATCCAGGATTATCAATTTGAACTTTGGAAACTTGTCCATTTTCAACATAAACTGTTCCACTTGCTCCTGCACCATTTCCACAAGGGTCATCAAAGGAAATATAAGGTGCTCCTGAATACCCTAATCCAAAGTTAGTCATATTGACACCAGCAACTTGACCTATTGCATCAACAACTGCAAGTCCAGCAGCACCAACGCCTCCACCACCAAAGAATGTGACTGTTGGAAGACCACATTCAAGGCTTGTCACATCACATCCCTGACCAAGACCTGCTAACTCTGGAGGAAGTGCATCATCTCCTTTTCCTGCATTATTAAGACCTAACCATTCTCTTGCTGCTTTTTTTGCATTTTGCAATCCTTTTCTTGGATAATTAACAACATTATTAATACCTTCAATTGTTTCTGGTGGAATAAATCCTTTATTCATTTCATAATCATAGTGTGCCTTACACTCTGCACTTTCACAACTTAAGAAATTGAGTGCTGCATTTGCATAATTAAGTGCCTGAGAAACATAGGAACTGATTGGACCAATAACACTTGTCAAATCTCCAAGAATACCACTAAGTGCTTCTGATATTTGTGATGTAATATTAGATAAAACACTTCCAAGAAAAGATTCAGCAGCACATAAAGGAACGCTAATAACTTTATCTACAATTTCTAATAAAAATTTAGTTATAAATTCTGCAATTCCTTTAATAATCTTATTAAAAGCACACCAAATACTATCCACAAGTTTATCCATAGCAAGTTCTTCAAAAAGTTTAATATCTTTAGGAAGAAGTTTATCAAGTTTTCCTTTTAAGTATTTGTATAGTCTTTTATTAATTTTATCTCTAATAAAAGTACAATACTCATGAAACAAATCAGTAATAATTTGCCCTGTTTCTTGTACAAGTGCAGGTAAATCTGCTACTGCATTTGTAACTGTATTAACAATACCAACTGTCTGATTGATTGTATTTAATGTTTTTATAAAATCTCTTAGTGCTCTTACAAGACGACCATAAGTTGTGTTTGAATTTTTACAAGTTGGAGGTATTGAAATTACTTGTCTATTAGTTGGAGCTCCAATATTTGTTGCTTCTGTTCCTTGTGACTTTTTATTGTCTGTTCCAATTCCTGCTGTAGGATTTGGAATTCCAGTTGCAGATTTGTTAGGAATTTTACCAGTTTTAGAATCTTTAAGAAGAGGATTTATTGGTTTTCTACTTGGTATGAACCCATCAAAATTGTCAGTTCCTTTATCAAATGTATTTGAGTAATCAATATCATATCCAGAAAATAGTGCTCCTATGATGACTGGTTGCTGTCCATTATCACCATCCATAAAGAAACCAATTACAGTTTCTCCCCCATCAATATTAGCATTCATTCCAGTGCCTTTACTTCCAGCACCCAAATGTAAAGGCACTAAAACATGTGCCCAAGGAAGGTCAGGGTCATCAATAACATTTTTAGAACCAGGGTGGTGTCCAATAATTCTTACCTTGGCTTTATATCCACCCTTGTCTGTTGAGACATATTGAGATACTCTTCCTATGAACCATCTAAAAGATTCTTTACCTAAGAAGTTAGGACTAATTAGGGACTGTTCAAGCATCATAGGTCGTATACCTTACACTCCAAAGCATTAGGATTCTCATCACAATATAATTCCAGTGCAGTAGGATCATGCTCATCCTCTGGATGATTAGATTGATACTTTTCTAATGATTCCAACTCTTCCTCTACATGTCTACGTCTTTGAGATGAAATCATGGGATCAACTAATTCATCTCTATCCTTTTGAATGTGGTCATTAATGCTCTTCATTCTGGTGGCTCCCCATAGGAATCTCTAATTAATTTAAGTCCTGTATAACCTTGACTTTGTTCAAACAAATGTGACAGTTCTTTAATCAAATAATACCCAGATTTTTGTCTATCTTTGGTTCCTTTTTCACTATCAGATTTACTAATCAAACCAAAGTTCAATTCAATTACATCACCAACTGTTAGATTTAAGTTTAAAGGAACAGTGACATTTAAACTTTGAGAGAATGCCAGATTATATCTGGATAATGATGCTGCTTGATACAGAGCTGTATTATCCTTATTTATTGCTGATTTTGTATCATCTTTATCAGCAGGATCTGCATTAAAATTATCAAGAATTCTTACCATAACTCTCGATGGTGTTTTTTCAAGACCCAAAGGAACTGGTGGTGCTACATTTGCAGTAGAGGCATGGTTCATCAACTTATAACTTTCTTTTAATGCATAATCATATGCATAAAACTTCCTATCATTAATATCAAAGAAATAATTTCTACTTGAATACATACCAATTCTTAAATTTTCCATCACATTTACATTTTTTTCAAAGACAGGAATTGATACTATGTTGAAATTGTTTTCAGGAGTTGCTGCATCATCAGTTCTACCTTTATAAACATATTTTACTATTTCTTTTTTATCTGCTGTGCTTGGTTTAAATCCTGCCATCAAAGTATCCATACTTCTAAAATTAAATCCATTTTTGTTTTGATAAAAAAGAAATCCTGCTGTTCCTGCTTGTGGTGTAGATTGTGATTTGACTGGTATAGATTTTGGACACAACCAAGTCAATACAGTAAAAGGTCTTTTTGTATTTCCATAAAAAACATATTCATTTGAAGTTGCTTCTATGTTTTCTTGCTTATAATTATTTGTTTTTAATACATCCTTCAAAATGCCAAATACACTGCCACTGATATTACCTTTGTATTTTTTATTAACTCTTGAAGTTTCATTTTGAAATACTTCAGCAGGACACAACTCTACAACCAGTGCTTCTCTTGTAGATTCTGTTGTTGATGCATAAACTTTGTAGATATAATAAGTATTTTTTTCCTCATCAAGTTTAATTAATTGACCTGTTGCTGGTTGTTCTATTTCTAAACTAACTCTTTCTCCACCTTTAATGCCAGGTTGCATTCCAGACTTTTTATTAGTCAGAGTTGTCAGAATACCATCAGTATTGACAAGTAATATAGACACAAAAATTGCTGGTGAAAACAAATCCTCATAATACTGTATGGAAGAAACACATTGAGTCACATCAATTACAGAAGAACCATCATAAGATTCAATCAAGAATTGTTTGATTTTATAATTAAGATATGATTCCATTAGGCTACAGTATTGAGAAGAACTCTCTTATAGAAACTATTTAACAAGTCTTGTTCAGATGGACCAGACATCATCATTCCTCCTGATCCACCTTGCATCATTTGTTGCATCTGTTGTGGGATTGGAACTGCAACAGGAATGACTTGATCTTGTGGTCTTTCATAAGATGCATATTGAGAAATAGATCTTGAAGGTCTTAATTGAGTTCTTGGTGCTGATGTTTGAACTGGTCTTCCATCAATATTAAATCCTCCAGCACCAATTGATATCCCAGGTGTGGAAGTTCTTGGTTGTTGAAACACTGGTGATAAGGCAACACCAAATCCACCTTGACCTGGAACTTCAGATGAACTAGAACTTTGCTGCTGAGCTCTTTCTTTTGTTAATGGAGTTGATATTTTATTTTTAACTGCTCTCATATGAGGTAATGGATCAGTGTATCTGCCATTATTAGAGATTCCAAAATGAAGGTGAGTGTTACCTCCTGCAGGATATAATTTTGCAATCTGTTGACCCCCATAAACAACTTCTCCAACACGAACCATAGGGGTAGTATGATAATAAAGTGTTCTTAATCCCTCACCATGATCAACTTCAACATATCCATTATATCCATTTGATACTGCTGCTACAACTTTTCCAGTTTTGTATGCAGCAACTGGAGCATCTAATGCTCCCTGCCAATGAGTCATATCTAAACCTTCATGAGATCTTGTTCCCCCATCTCTAGGTGCTCCAAATCCTTGACTGGCACTAACTCTCCCTTGTGTTCCTACATCACCTCCAGGTAGCGGGAAGAATGTATCTCCAGATATTGGACCATCATATCCTGCATCAGGAGCAACTTGAGTTGGAGCTGGCATTGGAGGTTCATCAAATTCACCTTCAGCAGTAATTTTAAATCCTTTAGAAATTTGTTCAAATTTGTTCACTACTCTTTCATACCTATCTAAAGATTTTCCAAAAGTTAAAGTTCCACCTTCTTTCTTATCTACTAATTTTTTTTGCTCTTCTGTTTGTTGCTGTAACCTATCCTGTTGTGGTTTATTTTTTGCTGCTTCCTTTTCACTGGAACCACTCAAATCACGAACAAGATTAGTCACATCTAATGCAAATGATGCTATGGAAAGTAATCCTGCTATAGGTAATCCAATACCTGTTGCAGCAGATGCAGCAGCAAGTGCATCTAAAGTTGCTGATGTTCCTGCTATTGCTGCTCCTGTTCTATCTCCTTCTTGTGCTCGCATGGTTGCATCAATAGCACCAACTGCAGCACCAACTCCAGGAATAATTGCTTTACCAAATCTTCCAAATGCCTTTCCAACTCTTGAGGAATTTGCACCATACTTTGCAGTTTCTTCTACTCCACCACGAGAAAACATTCCCATAGGAGAAATAAATCCTCTACGAACTAATCTTGCTCTATCCCCTATGTTTGCTTGTCCTTGTATAAATCTTGCTTGAGATGCATTTACCCTACTGATTGATCCAGATGATAATGGTTTTGCTACAGGTGTTACTCCTGGTTTTGAAATTCCACCTCTTGCTAAACTAAAACCACTCTTGACTAATCCAGGTCCAAAAAATATTCCTGCTGCTACTAATGCTGGTCCAAGTGCTCCTAATATATCTCCCTTTGCACCTTTTGATAAAGCATTAAATGCTGCTAATGCACCAATACTTTTTAATGGATCAGATCCAGCAGTAAAGAAACTACCAGCAAACTTTTTAATCTCTGGAAGTTTTATCTTTACTCTTTGTTTCTTTAAAAATCTTTTGTCATTTTGTTTTTGAATTGAATCTAATCTTTTCTTATACCTGTTTAGAACTGTTAATTGTGTCTTCTTTTGATATGCACCACTCTCAAAAGTTTTTCTTAACTTAGTAGAAGTTTTTTTAATTTCCTCAGCAGACTGTGCAAGACTACTAATCTTAGTAATCTTTGGAGTTATATTGACTTTAGGTTTATTTAAAACAGGTGGTTCCATTTATCAAACAATCTGATAAGTTAATTTTGAATATAATGCCAAGAAGTTTTCAGGATAAGTTGTGTCAATTGCAGGAACAATAGAGCTTGCTGGTGATGCAGCAGATGTTTGTTGCTGTCCTCCTGCATTTACTGGAACAGGAAGAACAGTCACATTAGGGGTTGCTGCCCTAGGTGCTGCTGGTGCTGCTGGTCTAGATGCAGCATTAAGTGAGGGAGTAAAAGAAGGAGCAGATCTTCCAGCAGCACCTAAATTTAAAAATAATGAAGCTGGATCACCTCCAGTTCTAGATCCAATTCTCATTATATTTTGAATATGTCTAGGAGTATCATTTTCAGTAGGTGGAGAATATTTGTTCATAACCTCTTGTAGAGTTCTCATTCCAGCATAAGGACCTTGAGGATTTCTAAGATGCCTTGCCAAATATTGAGTTGCTTCTGCATATGACTTTGGAGAAAACCCTTGATGCAAGATACCAAAAGGATTTTTTGTTCCAACTGCTATTCCTGCACCACCAAAACTAGATTCAGCACCTGCAAGACCTGCCACAAATGCAGGATTTAATCCTTCTTTTAAAGACATTTCATAAATGCTATCTGCCTCTGACTCCATAGGAGTTCCTTTAAGAGTACTTCTAAATTGATCTTTGCTAGCTATAGATCCAGGATCAACATTTAATCCTGGAATATCATATGGATTTGCCATTGCTCCTCCTCCACCACCACCTCCTCCACCACCAGATCCTCTTCCTTGAGCAGTTCCACCTTCTTTCTGCTTCTTTAATAAGAAATCAAGTGCTTCCTCAAACTTTTTATTTAAATTATCAAATCTTCTCAATTCACTTCCTGGTATGGGTCCTAAACTTTGAGGTGCAACTGATCCTTTTTGTTGTTCTGTAAGTTGCTCTAACCTTTGTTGAGTTTCATCTTCTTGTGGTCTATTTAATGCATTACTTGCTAATGCAATTCCCCCTCCAAGTAGTGCTGCCTTACCTCCAAATCTTGCTAATGATCCTAATCTCGATCCTCCTGCTGCTGCACTTGCTGCTGGTGCTGCTGCCCTTGCCCCACCACCAAACATTCTACCTACTAATGATTTTCCAACACCTCCAATTACACTACCAATAACTCCACCTATAATACTTGGAATGTATGTCAATCCAATACCAAGAAGAGGTCCAATAATTTTAGATGGGTCACCAGATAGAAGACCTTGCAACAAATTAAACATGGCAAGAGCTCTAATTGCTCCACCTGCTCCACTGAAAAATGACCCTACATATTTTTTAATGGTCCCTAAAACATCAGATTTCTTATCACCTAATTCTCTTTTACCAAATATTCTACCTCTATTTGCAATTCTCTTTCTATACTCATCTATTTCTTTTCTATTCTGTTCTTTTGAACTTTTATAATCATCAGCAATAATTTGAAAAATTCTTTCTAAATTATTCTTTGTCTGCTCAAGATTTAATGTGACTCTACCTAATGCAGATACTCCTCTTGGAGAAGATTCTATATTATCATCTACATCAGAGGTAGTTTTTCTTTGTATCCTTTCTAAAACTTGTTGAGGTAATGCTCTTCTTGGAATGATGCTTGAGAGCCTTGTATATCTTGGCGTGACAGAAGATCCAAATTTAATTCCAGAATTTGAACCTGAAATAAATCTGGTTACTCTTGATTGAAAGTAACTAAAATCTTCTGAATTCATCTATTTGCCTTAGCTGCTTTTTCCTCTTCTTCTCTGATGTGATTTTCAAGAAGTGCCAAGTAGATTTCGCGTTCCCACGGAATCATATTTTCAATCTCTGTCAATGAGTATTTATGATACTGCATCAAGGCAAAATTAACTCTGTAATAGGACTCTAAATCCTCATGACCAAGAACTATCCGAAAAAACTGGACAGACCCTCCAATACTAACTCACTCTCAACACCAGTCTTTGGATTGGTGACTTTAAGAGTATGAGAAAGTTTAGGCATAGTATTAAAGAAGGTTTCAACACCTTGGAATTGATTAGAATCAAATGTCTGTAACCATTCTATCAACTCTTTTCTTGTTACATCAGCAGAAGACCAAGAATCTTCTTTGGTATAAACCATATCAACACAAGAAGCAACAATATCAAATGACTTATCAATAGTATCTTTGCTGCTATTCTGTGCAGAGAAATCAAAGTTATTATCAATAAACTCTTGAAGTGATGGATACTTCATCTTGATAGTAATGTTGTCATCAACTTTAATTTCAGATTGATGATTCTCTGGAATCACAACTTCAATCTGATCAATATCTACTGTTGCCTCAACTTGTGTTTCATTATCATCAGGGCAAGTAACAATCAGTTCTACTGATTCGCCAACTGACTTTGCTCTGATATGTAAGAACAGGTATTCAATATCAAAACTTGGAAGAGTATCAATCTTAATTCCTCTTGTCAAAATACAATCCTTTAATGTATTTTTGACAGCATTAGTAATTTCTTTTGTGCTTCCACTTTCCATAGCCAAGATAAGAATCTTCTCTTCCTTGACAAGAAAAGGTCTGTACTTAATTGTCTTTTTATTTGATGGTAACGTCAACTCATAAGTTGGAGTTGCAACTATTGGTAAAGGCATCTTGAAATATAAAGTTCAGTTGTGACTATTTATTGATTAAAATCCAGGTCCATATCTTCCAGATTGTCCAAGTCCAGGACTAAATCCTGCTTGTCTTAATCTTGAAGCTTCTTGCATAGCTTTAAGTTCTGCTACTGTTTGATTAATTGTAGATCTTGAAGGACCTTGTGTTGTTGTTTGTCCTGCTGCTTGTTGTTGTGCAGAATCTGTTCCAGGTTGAGCACTTGAATTGCTTGCTAAACCATCAGGACCATAAACTGTTCTAGTACCTAAAACTTTATTTTCATAATGATACACATCATAATTAAATGTAACAGTTGTTCTCAACAAATTAGCACCTTCATAAGAAACAGGAAGTGAAATAAGATTTGTTGGATATGCTTCTAATAATGTATAAATGGTTTGATTTGGTTCATTTATTGTTCCCCCAGAAATTAATCTATCTGATGGAGATTTAAAGTCTTTTTCAAATTTAGTGATAATAACTTGTTTTTTATACCCAGTATTATTAGCTCTTGGATAATTAAACTTTTGATAAGAATCTCCTCTTACACCAAGATTTGGACATATTGAAGATATCCACTGTTCAAAATACTCTAAAACTTTATAATCAAAATCAACATAAAAACTAACATCAACAGGAGGATAAACTCTTTTGTTAGCATATGTCTGAGTCAATCCTTGTCTATCACCAAAAACTTGTGTTGTCTCCAAAGAAGTTCCTGGAATGACTGCTTCATATGCAAGAAAGTTTATGTCATCATTACTCACACCACCAAATGATGAGTTGATGTAAACATCAAAATAATTAGACAGAGAAGGCTTAAACCTTGATATAAGTTCATCAGTTGTATAATACAAATTCTTGTATGGAACTGCCATCTAAATACTTGGAGTGTCTATATTATATGTATGAGCTATAAGGGGATATATAAACCATCCAATCCCAAAAAGTATATTGGTGACTCAAACAATATCATTTACAGGTCCTTGTGGGAAAGGAAGTTTATGTATTACTGTGACATGAATGAAAATATTCTTAAATGGTCCAGTGAAGAAATTTGGATACCATACTTATCTCCATTAGACAGAAGAGTTCACAAATATTTTCCTGACTTCTACATCAAGTACAAAACAACAGAAGGAATCATCAAAGAAAGTTTGATCGAAGTAAAACCTAAAAGACAGGTTGAAGGTCCTAAACCACAAAAGCGTGTGACTCAAAAACAAATGTATGAGATAAAGGAGTATGCCAAGAACCAGGCTAAGTGGGAAGCAGCAAAAGAGTTTTGTGCTGATAGAAGATGGGAGTTCCAAATATTAACGGAGGATAATCTTGGCGTATAAAACTATCTTTGAACAAGTTCAAGAAAGTTCTGGTGGCAAAAAACAATCAAAGGATTGGTATAGAAAGGAATTAGTAGAATTTGCACCAAGAAAATTAATCACAGATGAAAGGTCTGATGAGATTGGTGATGAATTAGAACGAGATAAAAATTTATCTACAACATTTCCAAGATTATTCAACCTGATGTTCTATCAATACAAAGCAAAGTGGCGTCAGGACTTACCTTACTATGATAAGTATCCTCTGGCATTTGTATTGGAAATGGATGAGAGGTCTTTCTTTGCAGTCAATTTACATTACTATTCACCAGAAGAACGCATGGGATTGGTAATGAGTTTATCAGAAGATAAGATTCCAAGTTTTAGGAAAGGAGCACATAAATACTTGATATCAGAGGTCAGAAGTCCTTACTTGATATTAGCACAACAAGAATGGCAAACCATGTGTCTATTACCAGTAGAAGAATTTGTAAGGGA